CCCGTTTGGAGGCGTTCGGTGAGCGGGCCGCCCATGCTGTTGTGCTCGGCGACCACCAGCACCGGGCGGTACACCTCGCACCACTGATGCAAGCGTTCGGTCTGCAGCTCGTAGTCGATCTCTGAAAAACGGTCGAGCGCGACCTGCTCCATGAGCGTGGCGTCGATGACGCTGATGGCGGTGAAGTCGTTGGTGCGGCCCCAGTCCACGCCGATGACGTGCTGGTTGCCGCGCTCCGGTCCACGTTGCTGGAGTCGCGACACCGCATCGACACCGCGGAACACGCCACCGCCCTCGAGTTGGAGGAACTCCGCGCGGTACTCCTGCGCCCACGCCCGCTCCGGGAGCTCGTGCTGCGCCGACACCAGCTCGTCGGTGGAGATGAACGGGTTGACGCTGGTGGGCATTTGCCAGCTACTCCAGTCATGCTGGAGTGGGTCCTGGCCCTGCTGGTAGAGACTCCAGAAGTCGTTCAGTCCGCGCGGTGTGGACATGAACCACGCACCACCGGCCAGGTCCGTCAGCGTTGGGCGGAGTGCCAGCTGCCAGATCTCCAGCAGGTCGTGCACCATCGCCGCCTCGTCGACGACGATCAGCCCGTACTTTCGGCCGCGCGCTGGATTGGGGTCGTCCATGCTCCAGCACTCGAGCGTGCCGCCGGTGATCAACTCCAGACGGTGGTCCTGCTCGCTTTTCAGACGCGTCACCGGCTCGAGCACGGCACGCACCTCGCGCCAGAACTCGGCGAGCAACTTGTACGTTGGCGCGAAGTATCCGGCGGGCATTCCGTGCAGCGCGACGTTGGCGAGCAGATGTTGAGCCAGTGTCGACTTGCCGGCGCGGCGGCCGAGCGCGACCACGTTGAAGCGGCTGGCTTCGTCGAGAATCTGCTGCTGCGCGGGGTGCGGTCGGCGAAGCGTGATGCTGACGGTCGTCATGTCGTGCCGTTGCGGTGTTCCAACTCCAACTCCCGCAGTTTTGAGGGCGTGTCGGAGTATTCCACGCGGATGGTGGTGTCGCCGTGCTGCTCGAGCTTCTCGGTGGCCTTGAACCCGGCGTAATCCAGCACGTAGCGCGCCGCGGCCAGGTCGTTGTCGGCGATGAGATTCGCCAGCGCGGTGACCGCGGGATGCACGAGAGCTCGCATGCGGTCTTCGGCCTTGGTGAGCGCCTGGGGGCTTTGTCCGCCGTGCATCCGACAGACTTTCTGCCCGAGCATGGAGGGCACTTTGCATTGTCCGCCGTCGCGGACTCGAGCGTGGCACTGACGCATGGGGTCGACGACGCGCATGGGGCGTCGAGGTGGGATGTTGTGGCCGTTTGAGGTCACGAAACGTCCTCGAAGTACTGATCCAGAGCGCGGCGAGCGGCGAGCACGGTGTGTTGACGGTAGCGATGATAGAGCGCTCGCTGACGGACGCGATGGGGCAAGGCGTCAGCTGGCTCGTCGACGAGGTTGAGGCACACCTCGCAGGCGTGCCAGGTGGCGGGCTTCCAGCGTTGGCAGGAGCAGTGCCAGGGTGTTGCGTCGTGGCCCAGGCCGCAGGCACAGGTTTGTGGTGGAGCGTAGACGGGGGTCATGGCAGGGTCTTCCATCCTGGAACCGGCCGGTCGCGTGGATAGTCGCCCGTGGTCCAGTTGGGATCGTGCCATTTCGGGTTACCGCAGCGGTCGTGGGCCTGTTCATCCTGGTAGGCGCCGCATTGGTAGCAGAGATTACGCTCAGGTTGGGCGACACGGAAGGTCGCGCACTTTGAGCAGTGAGCAGACCGGTCGCCATCGGCGCCGTGGCAGGCTGGACAGGGCTTGCCTTTGCCGAACTCGGGATGGTGGCTGTCGAGGTCCAGGCGGACGAAGCCGCGACCGTGGCAGTGATAGCAACCGTTGACGTCATATCGGCTGAGGACGGGAACGACGGGTTCGGTGATGATGCCGGCGTGCTTGACCTCGGACTTGTCGGCGTCTTTGGCGAGCCAGGCTTCGAGACGTGTCACATCGGGGACGGTGGCCGAGTCCATGTAGCGCGACCAGGACTGCTCGAATTCCGCCTGGTCGACGAAACGTGGCCGCCACACGGCGGCGAGCTGTTTGGCGTCGTCAACGGACAGCATGCGGTCGTTTTCTTCGTGAGAAACCATTCGAAGAATGGCTGGCTGGCCTGGCTGGCTGGCCGTCTCCAATCGGGGGACGGCGCAGACGCTCGCGGACCTCGTCGGGCAGCGCTTCCTCGCGTGCGCGCGCGCCCGGGTCGCTGCCACTCTCCGGGACCGTCTCCGGTGAGAGACGGCCAGCCTTGCCGGGGCCGCCAGCCAGGTAGTTAACGTCTCCGGGACCGGGTATATGGCGTTCTCTCGGCGTTCCGAACGCTGTTTGTTCGGCGTCCGGAACGCGTTCCGGAACGGCGTTCCGATGGCGTTCTAACCAGCGTTCTTTACGGGCCTGGGCGGCAGCACGCAGGGCCTTCGTCTCGGCCTTGCTGTGGTTGTAGTCACCATAGTCGTGGAGTTGGTAACCGCCCGGCACGTCCTCCCACAGCCCCGCTGCGACGAGCGCCTTGACCAGTCGTAGCGCGCCGGGCAGGGATGGCCACGCACCCGTCGGAATGAATCCGTCCGTCAGGGCGGCATCGCAGTAACTGATTGACCACGCGTGCAGGCCCATCGCCGCCCACCCGAGCGCCAGAATCTTCGGATGCGCGTGCCAGCCCGTATCCAGGCGCGCCATGGCTACAACTCTCCAGCCCGCTTCTGGCGCGCCACCTCGATGCGGTCCAGATCCTCGTCCCGTGTCGCCGCAGCAGCCTCCGCCTGCGACACAATGCGCGCCGCCTCTTCTTTGTCGAGCTGCTCCTGACGGTCGCTAATGTCCTGCACCAGCTGGTTGCCGCGTTGCTTCAATTCGTCACGTTCCACCGGCAACCGCAGCGTCACCGGGTTCAGTCCGAGTCCCTGCGCCTCGTCCAGCAGTTGCAGCCACCGCTTCCAGATCCGCTCGTCCGCACTCCGCACCAGGTCCCGATCATCCACCTCTTGTTCGCGGGTCGGCAGCGGTACGTCATCGCGTGTCTCCTCCGGGTAATACGCACCCGGAATAGAATCCACTTCCGATTCATCCGTCATGCCGAGACCGCACAAGCTCAGGGTGACGCGACGCTTGGCTTTCGTCGACGCGCGCATCATCGCATTCGCCAGCGCATCGCCTTGCAGACCCGCAATGTTGACCGCCCCAATCTCGGAGTCACTCCTGCCATCGGGAAGCGCCGCGGTCGCCGTCACCACCAACAGGTCGCCGATCTGCTCGCGCTCGAGGCGGGTGATGCTGACTTTGTGAATGTTTCGCAACTGGTCGGTGGCGTCCTTGCGTGCGTACAGCACCAGTTTGGTGCCTTTTGTTCTGCTGTCGTACAGGCTCAGGTAATCGAATGGTTTGGTAAGCGGATTCAGCCCTAAACTCTCGCAGACCCTCATGTAGTAGTTCAGACGGGCGTCGGGGTCCAGGCCCGACAGGTCGCCGGTTACTAGCGCCTGCTCCACCGTCAGCGTCTCGGGCTTTCTCTGCGTTCTCGCCAGGGTTTGCGTCATCAACAACCTCCAACGGTCCATTGCGACCTGCGACCAAGCACCAGGTCGTGCGCCGCCACCGCTCGAGCCTGCGCCGGGTTCCACGGCGAATACTCCGGGTGGCCCATCTCCGCGGCGTGCGCCGCAAACGTGCTCGGCATGTACTGCAAGACGCCGACGGCACCGGAGCCGCGCCGGTTGGCAACGTTCAGCCCCTGCGATTCCTTGGCTTCGATGCAGGCCACGCGTGAGCTAACACCGCTCGTCGGCGCGGGTGGTGAGTCCGCGGCCGACGGCGGCAGAGATGACCCTGCATGGGTAGACGGAGGATCCAGCAGGCCCTCATGCGCCAGATAGGCGGCGGGCGACGAGCCCGTCGAATTCACCGCGCCCTGCAATTCGACCGGGTCCACACCTACCGACGCGGCGAGCACAGTGGTCTCTTCGTCGGGCGTCACCGCGCCGGTTGACAACAAGAGCATCGCCGCGGCCAGCAACGCCATCAGTCCGCGTCCTCGTCTGCCGGCTCACCCAGACACGCATGGCGTCGCCGCGGCACGAGCTCATCATGACGCGCGCAATAAAAGCGCTCGCACAGCGGGCACCACGTCTCGACTGCGCGGGTACAGCTGGGATGCTCGCACGTCTCCGGTACGCGCTCGAGCACAGCGTCCAGCACCGTATTGGTCATCAACTCCTCCGTCGGAGCACGGCCGCCACGATGGGCAAGTCGGCCGGTCTCCACACATACACTTCGGCGCACGTCGCGCGCAGGTCCTCGAGCCAGGCGCTCTGGTCGAGCGTCAATCGACCACGCTGAGTCTTGAGCTCGGCGAAGATCAGGCGTTTACCGCGAACCAGCACCAGATCAGGGAAGCCCGGCGGGCTCTTGCGAGAATCGAACGTGTGGTAGGCCCTCCAGTTGTAGAGCCGAGCGAGCGCGAGCACCTGGTTCTGCAATGCGGCTTCGGGCTGCAAGAACGGCAGCAGTCCCGCCCGACGCACCGCGGGCGGGCGACGCCGCGTGTAGCTCGCGATGAGACCGTGCGCCACCAGCGCGGGTTGACGGACTCTCATCGGCTGATCAATCTCCAGACGACGAGCACCAATCCGAGCCAGAACAGCAGACCGAGGCCGGCCGCGATCCAGACCGTCGTCGATGGACGCCAGACTGGCGTCACGACTTCCCTCGCCCATGTTCAAATTGGCGGACCTCAGGACACGTCGAGAAATGCGTGACCGCGGTGCGCACGCCGTCGACGATGTCGAACGGACAACGCTTATTCTCGCGCGTGAAGCCCCACCAGATCGGTGCGCCGCACACCTTGCAGCGCGCGGCGCGGGCCGTCTCGTCGATGACCACGCCTTCCAGCACACGCGGCGTCATTCGTCCGTGCTCCAATACACGCTGCCCTGCTCGACTTCCTCCTCGAACTGCAGTTCGTTGAGGCGTCCCTCGAGATGGACGATGGATTGCTTCAACTCCATGACCTGCAGGCCCAGCGTGGCGTTCTCGCGCATGCCCGCCCACACCGCCAGCCGCCAGGCTTCATCCCACGCCGCCTTGAGTAGCGAGTGCAGATCGTCCACAACAAGCTCGTGTGTGGTCCAGCCGACGTGCTCGAGCCAGTCCGAGTAGCGACGGTCGCGGTCGATGACTCGCGGCACGCTGGTCACCGGGCGACCCACCACGAGCCGAGCAGGTACGTCGCCAGGACGATGACGAGCACCAGCCAGACGTGGGTCCAGGGATTACTCATGCGGCGACTTCTTCGACCGGGCGCCTGCTGGAAGGCTCAGGTCCGGGCAGAAACAAATCGCGATAGGTCAGATTGGGGAACGCGCGCAGCAGTCCCTCGATGGTCTTGCCGCCAGGCGTGCGCTCGCCGGCCTTGATCTTGTAGAGCGTCTCGACGCTGAGGCCCGAGCGCGCGGCCAACGTCGCCATGTTCCAGCCCAACGCAGCGGCCCGCTCGAAGGCCGTGGTTCTGAGCGCCATGTCTGTAGCAGGATACGTCGAGCATGTACCACAGTGCACACGGCCGAGCATAGTCCGTGGTTTGTACTTCTGTCCAGAAGTGGGCTAGAATCCGCGCGATGGCGGACCCGTCGCCCCTGGCCGAATACGTCACTCGCCGGCTCGCTGAACGACACGAGAGCGCCGATCAGTTCGCGCGCCGCACCAGCATCAACGCCTCGGGCTTCTATCGCTTCCTGCGCGGTGCCGCGGGCGGTCCTCAGCAACGCACGCTCGACAAGATCGCCACCGGCCTGGGCATGAGCCCGAGCGAGCTGCTAGCAGCGGCCGAAGCGCACGACGCAGCTGATCCCGTCGAGCAGGCGATTCGCCAGCGCACCGCCGAAATGCGCGAGGTGCTGCACGACATCCCGCGCCCGTTCTGGCCGGCAGTCATCAAATCGACCTTCGACCGCGCGTTAGATGGCGCCCGCGATATGGCCGAGTTGTTCTCGAATCCGCCCGCCGAACCTCCTGTTAGGAGGTCAGCCAATGGCCGCGTTAGGCGTCCGCGCGTGACGCTAAACGGGGAGTTTTCAGGCGGCAAAGACGATTTAGCGAAGTGTTCACACCCCCTTCGCGCGGTCGCCGCCTGACCTAACAGCAGACGTGAGACAACTGTGACTCGACACCTGCTGACTGCCCGTACTAATCAGCTTTTCCTGCACCGACGTAGAACGTATGTTCCAATCAACGTCGGACGAGGGAAGGCGGCAGCCGTTGTGGATCTGGTCGACGCAGTCAGTTTTCATCAGCTCGCGCTTCAGGCCGAAGGTCGCTCGCCAGCGACCCTGCGCCTCTATCTGCTCTACGAGCGCCGCTTTCTCGAATTCCTCGAGTCGCGACACATCTCGCCCACGCTCGAGGCGCTCAGCCCGCTGAACGCGCGCCAGGCCGCGTTGTGGTTCCAGTCGCGCAAGCTGGGTGCCCGCGGCGGCGTCGTCGCGACCGCAACCTTCCTCGACACGCTCAAGACCTGGAGCTCCTTCCTCGCCCGCGAGGAGGTGTTCTCGGACTCGCCACTGCACCGCGTGCGACGCATGAAAGTGCAGGTCCTCGAGCGCCAGCCCTACACCCGCGCCGAGGTGCACGCCATCCTGGAAGCGTGCGACCGCAGTCGCTCACCCGAGCGCGACCGTCTGCTCGTGCTGCTGCTGCTCGAGTCCGGCTGCCGCATCGGCGAGGCCGCGCAGCTCCACGTCGACGACCTTCGTCTGGACCTGCGCACCGTGCGCGTCATGGGCAAGGGCAGCCGCGAGCGCACCATCCCGATCGGCGTGCCCAGCCAGCCCGATGGCGGCCCGCTGTTTCGCGCGTACCGCGCCTATCTGAAGGTGCGCGAGCGACGCGTGGCGCGCACACCCGAGCGCGCGGGCGATCGACTGTTCCTGACCAACGCCGGCTATCCGCTCACGCCCGAGGGCGGGACCGACGTCGTCAAGCGCCTGGGCGACGCCGCCGCGGTGGAAGATGCCACGGCGCATCGCTTCAGGCACACCTACGCCACGGTGTATCTGACCAAGTACCCAGGTGACGAGACGGGGCTGCGGCGCATCCTCGGCCACCTGTCTCGCGAGGTGCTCGCCACGTACGTGCACCTGGCAGCGACGGCCATTGCCCAACGTGCTGGTCGTGTCGCTCCAACGGGCGCCTGGTTGTACGAGCGCGACGCCTGACTTTTTAGCGGGCTAGCGGGTCCACTCTTGCACACACTTGCTGTATCTGTGTACAACCCGTGTGTACCCTGATCAGGACACGGTGCGGCCCGCTGCCGCGCGAAGAGCCATATCCCCAACAAACATCGCTCTGGCGAACAGCGTTGGATGGAAGGACTAGCAACAGTGCCAATGAGTGACGCCGCTCTAGAAGCGGCTACGCGTGTCGGTCTCTACGATGGCGAGCACGTAGACAGGACAGAATCGACGCGGCGTC